AAAAGTTGTATTTACAACAATATCATATATCCAAAGACGGGCAGTAACCTGCCCTGTTTTGGTATGGACTTGATGGGGTTCTTTCAAAAGAAAGTTATTATAGTTTTTGATTATCAACATCCAGTAGAGAACTATTTGTTTTCAGTTGAAGGACTACCAAAGAGTAAAGGAGACTATCGTTTCTTTGAACCAGGTAATCACTTCTCTGAAAATGTTTATATTGCTAAATGTACAATGGATGAGGTAGATGACCATCTTGAAATGTTTACCAAATACTTGACAAAGTACAAGGATATGATAGAATTAGAGAAACCCACTGGTGAAGACACTAGTGTTTATAAAGACTTCGATGCTTATATGACTAAACTTGACCCAGTATCAGGATATCTGAAAGGAAAGTTTGGAGAAGAAAGGGCAGAGAGTCTTGTAAATGACTTTTTATTTTGTTATGATTAATGCTTGGAGTTTAGCGTGGGATGCATTGAACGGAACTATGGATGAAGAATATCCAATAATCGATACTAGCGTTGGAGCAGGTAATACTGCTCTTGATAACGATGGACTTGATTATGAAGTTGATTTATTTGATGGTGCCTCTGCTGACTATATGTCAGACATAGATGATATGTATGCACATCAATTTACAACTTGGGACGATGGAATGTCACTACAAGTAACGGAAGAAAAACCAATGGCACACTATTTTAAATATCATGAGAAAGAAATTTTAAAGGATATTGAAGAGTATGTATCAAGAACATATCAAGGACATTATACAGGTAAGTCACACGAATATCGTAATGTCCAGACTTTAGATTTGATGGCAGCTAAAGAACTTGCATCAGGTTTTTGTCAGGCAAACATACTGAAATATGGAAGTAGGTATGGAAACAAAGACGGAAAGAATACAAAAGACT